TCTTGATGAGAGAATCCATGCTCATACATTGCTTCGATATCTCCTTCAAGTATCTCTACAATTAAATTCTCAAGATCTGCCTCATAAGAAGCAGCAACTACTTCTTTTTCTTTATCTGCTTTTGCCTGAATCAACTTAGAATAATCTACACCAATCTTTTCACCTTTATGTTTGGTCATATCTTCATCTCTAGCTTTCCTACCCTTGCCTGGACCAATATACTTATATTTCTCATTAACAAGGGGTTCATTCTTAATTATATCAATCGACTCTATTTCTGTTGGATGAAAATCATTTCTCCAATCACTAAAAGATTGTTGTTTTACTTTAATATCATCCATTGAACAAGTTATTTGGCGTTATTATTATTTAGAACTCCATCCTTTAGCATTTTTGATAATTCGCTAGTTGAACCAACAAACAACGCATTATTCGTAACATTACTTGGTGCTTTTACAGAATCCTCATCTAAATCTTTAACTTTCTTTTGTAAATCTGCCAACTTATCTGTAGTATCACCAACTGATTTTATAATTTGACCAGCAACTTCATATGCTCTTGGACTGGCACTTTCACCAGCAAGTTCTAAAATACCATTAAGTGCTTCTTGCCCTTTCTCTATTAATGAATATAATTGTGCTCTCGTATACTTATAATCCTTATCAATATCATCAGTAATATCGGTCATTGTGTCCTTTCTTCGGACACAACCACCTTCATTAACTTGCTGAACTTCTATTTCAGTATTAAATGTTTCATTCAAATCATCATAATTATCTTTCATGGTATTAACAGTTCCAAGCCCTTAAGGACTTATTAATTCTCGAATCAGGATCTCTTGCAGTCTTGGCAGAAGTAAGTTTCTTCTTCATACCCTTCATACGAGCACAGAAAGACTTTCTACGCTTATTACCTTTCTTTTTACTTGGTGCTTTTAGATCCGAACCAGGATTCTCACGTTCATAGGACTTACGCCCCTTCTCATTTAATCCACCAGATTTATTCTTACCTTCTTTCTTTGTCCAAGCAGCACCCTCTTGAACAAAATCTAATTCATCTCTCCAAGAGTAACTTTCTTTCTTACTCTTATTGCCCCAATTAGCAGCACCTACTTTACGGCACTTAACAAGAGCACCTGAAGCATATGCACTTGGCCAAACAGAATACCTTGATTTTACTTTATGATAACAAGCATCCTTTTTGCCTTCATCTATAGAGGCAATTTTTTCAAGTTCTTTTGCCTGTTTGCCATGCATCTCCACAGCACCCTTTAATTCTTTAGAAATTTTCTTTATTTTTTTATTTTCTTGTTTAGTGTGCTCTTCTTTTATACCATAGGTATCACATGGATCTTTTCCACACCCACAATTTTTTTTCTGTTTACCTTCTTTGACTTCATGCTTCTCATACCCCTTACCATCACCGTCATCATCCCACCAGAACTTAACCTTTCTCTTTACCTTCTTTCCCTTCTTTTCGTCTTCTTTTACAAGTTCTACTTCTTCTTTTTTAACGCAGTTATTATAGGTTTTACCAAACATTTTTTTGGTTCCCTTTTTCTCGTAACCAGGCCAACATTTCTGTGCCTTTTTCTCTTCTAGAGTTGCTCTAAAAAGTTGATCGATAGTTTCTTCAGTCTTCACGTTAATTGCCTTACCTTTACGATTTGGATTAGGATCTTTCTTATTTTTACGTCTGAAAGCTGCTGCCTCTTCTTTCTTATTTAGATTTCGCTTCATCTTGCTAGAACCACACTTAGGTTTAGTCTTTTGACCTGGTTGCTTGGCACATGGTTTACCAGCATATTTACCACCCAACTGAACCCAACCCTTCTTACCATCAGAAGATTTAGATTTGTTAAACCAATCGTGGAGTGAACTATCTCCAGATTTATTTTTCTCCGAAATAATTTCCATTAGATGTCTATTTTACGAGTAGGACTGTAATCTTTAGCATCACCATAGAAAGTCGAAGTTTCTGTGAATCCAAAATCATCACCTGGTGGAATCAATGGATCATCATATTGATCTATTTGTCCATCCTCATTATAATCTTTTTTAGCAGTTGATTCTACCCTATACCTTTGAATACGTTTTGCTGTCCGTGGATCACTATCACTATAGTAATCAACCTGAACCTTACGAATAAGTCCATCTGTGCTATCAGCAATAGGACCAAACATATAAGTTTTAGCAGTAAAATCCAATGTATATATTAAAGCTCTTCTTGTATCAAAATCTCCTTCATAATCATCAGTAAATGATATATTATTCAAAACTAAAGGAACATCTCTTTTTTCTCCTATTTGATCTACTAAATCAATAGTTAAAGTAAATGCTGGTTGAAAGAATGGTAATATCTGCTCAAGTATTTGTAGAGAATCGTCTTGTAATTTTGTAAGAATATTTAATTGAAATCCTATATTATAGGGAACTGGCATAAAAACTTTTTTAAACTTATCCCCATCCATTGCTTTAAATGTTTGGGTAATACCAGATTTTCTAGTAGGATCATATGTAACCGAATTCATCTCAAAAGATATTCTCGGTAATGTAATCTGAGTTGCTTTATTTAATTCTGCTTGTTGTTGTATCCTTGCTAGAAACTTTTGCCTAGGACCATATGAAACAGGAACTTTAATATCATTTAAATCTTTACCAGTATTATCCTGATGTCTTACATGAATATCATTAAATACTGTTCCAAATGATATAACAGTCTTTCTTATTATTTCGTGATAAAAATAGGTTCCTAACATTATACTTGCCCAAATGGGTTGGTTTCAGTCCAATCTAATATTTGATCTGCTTCAAATTCAAATTCACTAGCATCATTATATTTATCATTAACATCTTCAGGATCAAATATTGAAACAGCATAAGTAGCACCTGATTCCTGACCAACTATATCTTCACCAGGGAAGAATCCAGCAGCAGTGGATCCAATTCCAACATTACCTATTTGAAGTAACCTAGTATCTTCATCCCAAGATTTAACTCTTGCCTCAGTCTGAGATCTAGATCCAATAATAATTTCATTAAATATGTAAGTTCCAATACCTGCCATAGATGCTGGTGGAGTAATAGTTACATCTGGAGTGGAACTATATCCTCTACCTGGATTTTGAAGATATATTGCCTTAACAACATTATCTTGTCCAGCAATTCCTATAGATGCTATTCCAACAGCAGTTGTTCCAGCTCCAGGAGCAGCAATAGTAACAGTAGGTTCTGTTCCATATCCAACCCCACCATCAATCAAATTAACTCTGATAACTCCAGTAAATACAGATTCAATAGAACAAGTTGCAGCAGCACCAGTTCCACCACCACCAGAAATTGTTATTACTGGAGGGGTTACATAACCAGATCCAGCATTAATCATCAATATCTTTTCAATAGAAGTTACATTTGCTCTTGTAGTTAAAATACCAACAGCCCTAGCAGGATCATCAGCAGGAGAATTTTCAAATGTTATTGTTGGAGGTGATGTAAATCCAGAACCATCATTATTCAAGAATATTTCACTAACATAACCAACACCCATTGATGCTGTTGCTGTAGCAGTTCTTCCCAACCCAACTAATCTAATTGTACTAATATATCCTTCATCCTGAACTTGTGTGTCAATTTCCTCAATTGAAGTAGAAATAACTTCATCCTCATATTCAAATAGTTCACATTTGAGTTGATAAACGTAATTCTTACCTAACTGATAGAATGGATCTTCATGCTCTACAAATTTTACTTCAAATAATCTTTGACCTAATGGAAAATATACTAAATCTCCTTCCTTTGGTCTATTAGTTAAGGGAACTATACTATCATCTGTTCCATCATCTAATCCAGACATGAATGGAGCAATAAAATCTTCATACCTTTCTTTTGAAATAGTAAGAACTACCTCATCCCTAAGACTCATTCCAAATTTAGTTAATACATCACCAGCACCAGAATAACCCTCATACGTATTTACATATGCTTCTATAGCAAAATTATCATCAAATTTAGAAGATTCTACTTCATTCAAAACATCATCAGTTCCTATAAATTTTCTTGGAATATAAGTTATCTCAACACCGAACATCTTTAAATGTTCATTTATTAAGTCTTGAGTTAATCTCTGCTCGGATTGAGCACCTTGTAAAAAATAGGGATTTAGTGCCATTATCCTATAAAGTCATAAGGTGGCAATTCATACTCAGATACCATCCTCGATCTTAGAGAATCTAATTCAGATTCTGCTGCCTGAAGAATTTCTCCTCCATTCATTTCTACACCGCCTGGTAATTTAACACCTTTAAACTTGCTTAAATTTTGCCCCCACTGTCTCTTTATAAGAGCAGTAAGATATTGTTTTAAGAATACATCATTATAAACTTGAGTGAATGAATCTGGATCTAATGCTCTGTAACAATCAAGAACTAACCAAGTATCAGCAGATTCTGCTCCCCAATCAATATCCAAATATAATCTATCTTGTCTCTTATTAAACCTTACTTGCTTATCAGTTGTTAATAGAAAATCAATATCAGCAAGATATGATTTGACCATAGAATACTGAAGTAATTCTACAGAATTAAAGTAATAAAGATCATTTAAAAACAACTGATACTTTATACTAAACATTCCACCAGATATAGAACTACTGTCAAATCTAAAAATCTTTTCTATACCAACTACAGAATCTGGAACTTGTAAAAAATTAGAAGTCTCATACCAATTACTAGTAGTAGTACCATAACCTGCTATACTTGTAGAAGTAGCAGTTGTAGTTACAATACCAACCCCATCCTTATTTTTTGCTTGACCACGATCAATATCTTCTTGAGTAAGTTTATACTTTAGATACATTCTTTCAACACCGTCAAAATGACGTTCATTGAAAAACTGTATAGCATCATCAACTAAATCATCTATTTGGCCATCATCAACATTAATCTCTAATACAGGAGCACCCAGCTTCCTTAAACAGTAATCTATTAATCCTTGTCTAGTTGCTGGTTTAGCCATTTCGTTTTGCTGCTAAATTATTCCTTACTGGAGTTACTATTTCTGCTGCTTCTTCATTACCTTGAAGTTCAGCAAGTTGTTGTAGTAAAGCATTATTTTGTTCTTCAAAATCTTGCTTTAATGTTTGGAGTTTTGCTTCCAAAAGAACGTTTTGATTTGAAAGTTGAGAGAGCCTTTGATTATATAAACTCACAAGGACGTTAATATCGACCTCACTATTTGGATTCTCTTGCATAATTTTATCAGAAAGTACCTCCATCTAGAGTGGAAGTCCATGTAGGTTTGTTACTATATATCACGCTAACTGATGTGGGTGTTACTGATAAGTTTTCAATTGTTCCATTATTACCTTCTTTTCTAAGATTGTTTGTTGTATCAAACACACCTTCAACACCAACCACAGATATACTGTTTAAATTACCACCAGATTCAACAACACCATAAGCATTACTGTTATCTTGTCTAACAATATCACCAGTATCAAGAGTAACACTACTGTTTATATCAAGTGTATTTTTAGTAATCGCAGTTAATACTTGTTTTGATGTTAGTGCTGGAGCAGAAGCCGCATTAGTTGAGGTCTGTAATCCATTCTCATCAAAGTAAACAACACCATGAGTATTGTAATCACCTGTCTGATAGTAGATACCTTTAATATCAAGGTTTCCTCTTGTTCCTGTTGCTATGCTATTAGCAAGGTTAGAATCGGGAATATATGTCCAAGATCTTATTGGAGCAGAACTATTTGGACTCGTTTGATCGATATATCCAAAGAATCCAGTCTTATTATTTGAAGTTCCAGAACTTGTATTATAACCGAAAGAAATACCACGATCAGTTTGAGTATCATATGCGTGGCTAACTGTTATCTGAGTTGTGGTTGAAATACCAGCAGTAGTATTTCCTTGGATTGTGATTATCTTAGTAGTCTCATTATACTGAGTAATCTCAGCACCAGCACCAACTGGAAGTCCAGCAGGTCCTGAAACAACATCACCAGTATTAATACCAATAACAGAATCTAATGTGATAGTATTAACACCAACAGCAACATCTGCCATTACTGTTTTTTCACTTGTTAAATCACCTAGATGTAATATTGGATCATTAAGAGTTGAAATTGTAGAATTAACAGATGTTGTTGTTCCATCTACCTGTAAACTACCCTTAATAACAACAGTACCTTCATTACTTAAACCATCGGGATATGGATCAATGAATAAGAGATCTCCGCAACCTGCTTTTGTCTCAATTACGTTAGAACTTATTCCAACACAACCAAGTCTTACATAATTGTCAAACTGCCAATTCGCACCAGTAACCTTTACTTCATTATCACCATCCTCATCATATTCGATCATTGCATCATGATCAGTACCAAATGATAAGAATGTATCATCTACAATATTAACATGTCCACTACCATCGGTACTGAATATAACATCACCATCAGTATCAGTTGATGATAATGTATTTAAATCTAATCTAAGATTATCTACGTTCCATTGGTCAACCCTTCTAGTGTTGTCCATGACGGCAACTATACCGCCATCAGTATTTCTTGTATTTTGAACACCATCAACAGTGCCTGGAGCATGTTCCATCATTGAGGTGTAATAATGACCACCTACTGGTATGGAGTTTGTTCCATCATCACCAACAAATATTCTATCTTTATACTGGTTTAAACCACCGTAACTTCCTATACCAGTTACGTAACCTAATTCTCCCCAAGCAAGACTAGCGGGTTTCTCTGTCCCAGAGGATCGTTTGATCCTAATAATACTTGCCATTTAAAAGTTTCCCCCGTTAATGTCTAAATTTTGTTCCGTTCCAGGTGTCAAAGATAATGTAGCATCCCATTTTTTGGTTGCTCCATTGTAGACTAATACCATTCCATTCAACAGGTTCGAGGCATTGACATCGCTTAATTCAGCAAGTGATAATCCTTGAGCACCCGCCAATGAAGATATAACCTTCACTGCGTTCTTTTGCCCAACTCTTACTTTTATGTCTGGTGCCATTTATGTATGCAATTCAGAATCTATCTATTATTTATACTTTAAGATGTTATCTGATT